TCCAATTTGGGTCGGAGTACTGTTTTGTTTCCGTATTAGGAGTTGGGTCAGGTGTGATTATCTCAGGGTCAGGTGTAGCAGCCATTGGATTTCCATCACCAGTATCTAAAGAATCTATATATTCTTGTACTGCATCATCTTTTATTTGTTTGTCATGTTCTTCAAGTTCTATACGAACTTTCTCGTCATCAGCTTCTTTAAACTGCTTAACTAAAGCAGCTTTCTTTCTTTCCTCTTGAAGTTTCTCTAAGTCCTCAAGAGACATCTCATCATAGTTTGTCATAATTTTTCACCTATGTTTTTATTTATTCATTCTCTTTAAGCCATTTAATTATAGCTTCCTTCTGAGCATCTTCTTCTTCATGCTCGTTATCTTCATTATTTTGTATTCCTATTCCACAACCATTCTTGTCATTGCAAGCACCTTTAAGCACTGTGGATAATGCTTGAGGTTGAATATCATAAATATACTCTACCATATCTTCTTTACTAAAACCATAGCTTTGATAATCCACTCCTTTTGGTAGTTCACTTGCTTTAATTAATTTTGTTTTAGCATTAAATGCAACGCTTACATTTGGTATCTGTCCAGCTTCCTCACATAAGGCAACATATGCTCTCCAATATTTTGCATATTTTGTATCATCTCTTATGTTAATATCCATTGAAACAGAATTAGTTTTATTATCCCATTTTACATTATTATTGTATCCAATGAAATACAATATATTAGGTATAGCAAAAAATCCAACTGGAAATGTAGTTCCAAAATGATTTATATCATGTAGTGTTCCTTCCCATTGTTTGTACGCTTTTTTTAATTCTTTTGCTGACATGAATTGACCTTTATAGAATCTATCACCAACTAAAGCTACAGCGTGTCGTTGACCCTTATTACTCACTGAATATTGCTTATGTTCAATATTTTCATTATCATCATCAAATTCTTCTTTCATTGGTATTTTTATCATTGGAACTTCAAACTTAAATTCTTCGTACTCATCAGCTTCTAATCCATGTTTATTTTTATACATACCATAACACTTCCCTTTAGCTTCCCTTAATGTTAAACCTCTCTTAGTGTAGTATGGTATACATCTTTTCATATACGAACTTCTATCAGCATCTTCAAGTTGGTCAGCAGTAAGGTTTATTAATTCTGATAGGTATTGTGCTATTGGATTTCCACTTCTTGCTAAATCTTGATGTATTACCTCTGGATTTGCACATTTACCGAGCATCTTTCTCAATACAGCAGTACCCATTCGGATATATTTCTTTAATTTTTCAGCTTGTATTATATCCATTTATTAACCCTTCGATTTTGCTTTTTCACGTTTAACCATTTCTTTAGCTTTAGTTATTTCTACTTTTACTTTTTCAGCTTCTTTTTGTTTTGCTATTTCATTAGCTTGCTTAAACTCTTTTTGTAATTCAGGGTCTTTCATTAGTTTATCAAATTCGGCTTCAAACAATACTTCATCTTTCTTTTCTTCAGTTTTAGTTTTTCGCCTAACACCTGTTTGCATGGGGTCTACTCCAACTTTTCGTGATGTAAATTTACCAAATCTTGCACTCAAGAAATCACAGGTTCTAAGTCCAGATTCAATGAATTCGTCTCGTCTATGAATCATTTGACTTTTAATTCCAGCTATTGAATTTTTCAATACAGTTATTTGTGTATCTAAATCCTTAATTACCATTTTTTTATCATTGACTTGGTATAGTGAATTACCAGCAAACGGTAGTAGTATTGGTAATTTTATCTTACCTTGTTGTAATTTCTTTCGTTTATATATAAGGTCTTGCACTGCAAACTCGTATTGCTCATATTGTTTCAATAGTTTTGCATAGTAATTACTTTCATCTACAAGCTGTTTAAACAAGTATGCTTCATTTTGCTGAAGTGGTAGTGCTTCGTCTCTACTTATTGATGTTATGGCTTTTTTTCTTTTGCTTTTATCAGCATCTTTTTTTATGGGTTTTTTATTACTTCTTTTTCTACTCATTGTCTCTATCTCCATTAATCAGCTACATGTAAAAATGCTTTTTCATACACTTTTAATATCTCTAAGTCCATATCTATAGACTTTGCCAATAAAGGCATTTTAGCACCTTCGGCAGTTTCTTTTATTTGCTCTAACAACTTCTTCCAATCACTAAAACTATTTTTTATAGTCTTAGTCAATTCTTCCTTTTTATTTTTCTGGTTTGCTTTTACCATTTTCTCTATCTCCTTATGCTTTTTCAAAATATTCTTTAAATATATTTGGAAATTTTTTTAACATTCTCCATAATGCTGGTCTAATAAATGGACTATATCCTGTTTTTATTAAATTTGGATTATCAATTGTTCCTTCTTTTATATTATAGCTACCGTATTCATGCCATATACCATAATACATTGTTGCACCCATTTGATATACGCCTGGTGAAATCTTCCTTATGTATATACTATCTTTAAGCATGCCTGTTTTAACTGGACATAATTGATTTTTAGATATATTTCTAGCTTGAATCATTGCGTGGTGCATTGCTCTATCTAATACATCAATACTTGTTTTTCGTTGGATGAGGTCTAATACTTTATTTATCCCTATTATCTCTATCATCTAAGAGTTTCTCCAATTTATCTATTTGTTTCTTTTTGTTTTTTATGTATTCAGATAGTTCATCCTTTTTACCTTCTGGTGTTGGTGGTTTTGATGGTGGTTGTGGTGGTTGATTTGGTGGTACTATTGGTTTAACTCTTTTTATTTTCTTTTTTGGGTCAACCATTATTTGACCTTTATTCAATATTTCTCTTGCTTCTTCCATATCTATAAATCCACCTGCACCTTTTGTACCATTCATTGCTTTTTCAGCAGCATTGATTTTCTTTTCTAATAGTGTAGCTTCACTCATTTCATCAATATAAATTGTATTCCAAACGATATTGTATTTCCAATCTCGCCCTCTAGCATTAAGTATTTGAGAATATAATTTTTCTAATATTGGTGTAAATTCAATTTCTTGCTCGTCTTTCACATCTCTATAATAATCACCGAATCCAATTTCTGAACCGGTCACCTTACCAGTTTGAATACCAGTAAGTATGTGTGTTGGCATATTTATTGCAGCAGCTATATTTAATACTATATAATCATAAAATGGTTCTGGGTCTATGGCGGTTGGATTTTTTATATCTAATTTTACTTCTTGATTATGTATATATGCACCAGGATGAGTTGCTATAAGTTGTTCAGCTTCTTTCTTTTCTTCTGGTGTCATATCTTCCCATTCCCAATCAATAATTCCATGACTGAACCATGAAAGTATGTGTCCAGCAGCTATATCAACATTCTTTTTACTGAACATTGTATGCCTAAGAATATCTATAGTACTAACTCCAAATACGTAACCTGGCACTTTATTTGCTGGTATATGTATTATTCTATTCGGATGAATTAATTTCTCTGTACCATCTTTTAAAAATACAAAACATAATTGCCCCGCATCGTTTTCTTTCATATCAGATATATATTCCGAGTTTAGAATATTTACAGTATACGGTTCAGCTTTTGGGTTTACTTGTTGTGATAATTTTGCATTTTTATAGTCATTAATAAAAGTAATTAATAAAAAACCATTTCCATATATATGGGATGCAACTCTAGCTTCATAAAATTTGTGTTTAAAATTGGAACGTATATCAAAAGATTCAATTGCTTTTAAATCAGCTTGTATTGGTTTTCCTCTACCTTTTTTTGTTTCAATAGAATACCATGCTCTAAATGTATCCAATGATTTTTTTCTAATTCCTTTCATAAATAATGGCGATTCATTAGCTATATCCCTTCGTCTCACTGGTGTTAATTTATTGTATCCTTGTAAAACAAGTTGGTCACTATACTGAGTTGGAGTATATAAACTTTTTTCTTTTTTACCAATATCTTTTTTTGGCGATACTGCAAAATATTTATTCCATCCGCTTTTTAACACATTTCCTATTGTATCCATTTTAATACTCCCATAATGTTCTTTTTACTATTCCAATCATACCTCTTGTGTTCCACGCCCTAAAGGAAAATAGGGCATATCTTAATGCATCGCAACTGTGGTCATCCAGTTTTACAGGTTTTTCTTCAGGATTGACATTTAATTTATCCTTTGCATATCTATATGCTTGGACTTCCTTAATTGTATTGTGACAAGATTTATCAATGTAAATCATATCTTTTCCAAATAAAGCTTTTACTTTTGCTATACCTGGGTCAACGTGATTATCCCCTTTCTCGGCTGGAAGTTTATCACGTTCACATTGAGTAATTAAATCTAAAGCAGATGGGTCAATAAATACCTTCCTATAGTGATATTTATTATTTAATTTGACTAGCTGTTCTGTTACTTCTCTGCTTGTCCTATTTGCTTTGTAATATTCATTTATCACAATAGCATGTCTATCTTTTGTAACACCTATTGTTAATATGCATGATGGATTACGCACACCGAAATCCACCCCCGCAATATAATATTTAATTTCTTTATCAATATAGTTTTCTTCTTCTTTTTTAGTGAAGTTTCCAACATGTTTTTCAGGGTCAAATTTTTTATAAATCTGACCAGCGTAACTACCCCATTTCCCATTCAAGAAACGAAGTATCCAATCTTCATCATATGCTTCTTCCATTGATGTTATATACCCTTTAGGTAGAAACACATTATCATATGTAGTTGTTTGTATTGTATTGTAATCCTTTGTAGCGTTTATGAAGAACCTCTGGTAAATCCAATGGGATTCTGCACCTGGGTTAGTAGTTAATATACCAAATCTTTTTTTTATTACTTTACCACGTAATCTCGCCATAAGCTGCGTAAATACTTTTTCATCAACATCTATTGGCTCATCGATACCAAAGAAGTCCAATGTATAACCACGAAGTTTCATTTCATCATCACATGACAAGAAATAGATAATAGAACCATTGTAGAACTCGATTATCATTTTTCCATTCGATGCGACCTTTCGTATAACTAGATTTTGGTCAATACCATTATCTTGTAATAGATTTTGATATTTAATCAATTCTTCATTAAATACAGTATAGACAACATTAGTTAGTTGTGTATATGTAAGTGAACATAACATGCCCTTACAACCTGGGTAATTTAAGCATGCATCGATTGCAGCATGTGCTAGGAGTAATGTCTTTCCAGCACCGACTGCACCACTATATAGAGTAAATTTAGTTTTTTTAACCGATTCAAGTGTCTCAATCTGTTTTGGCAGAAAAGACCATCTCGGTGTTAATATGACGTTTTGCCCACCCATTCCCGATGTTTCCATCCAACAACTCCTAAATAAATATATATAGTCATTTTTATATATTATCATATATGG